CGTATTTTGAGCCATGCTTCCTCTTGCATTTCTCAATGAATTCATGTGCATCAAGTCTTGCGGGCATCCGTAACCTCCTGTACCAAACCAGAATATAAACTAAATTGAAAATACCAGTCAAGATTTGTTAATCATTTCCATGCTTGAGTGTCTATATTAGAGTATCGCCCCCTAGATAAAGGAGAAACGATGTTTCTGCAAGAAATTCCGGCTGATGTGAAGACCACGACCGTCATCAACATCAAGTACGACTGCGCAGGCGGTTTCGAGCGTTGCGGCAAGGAGTGGGTCTTGAAATACAAGGACGCAAAGCTCAATTTCGAGAAGAACGGCGGCAAGCACATCTGCCGCAAGTGCGGGCTCACGAACAACAATCCGGGCTCAACGCCCGAGGCTATCGCCAAAAGGCAGAAGACCTGTCTGAAGCGTTACGGGACCACCGATCCGCTCAACTCGGAAGAGAACGTGAAGATTCGGGTCCAAAAGATGTTCGGTACGGAAGAGGCTGTGAAAGAGATCGTCGAGAAGCGCAAGGCCACCAGCCTCGAACGCTACGGAGTCGATCATCCCATGAAGGATGACGACGTGAAAGCCAAGCAGCAAGCCACCTGCCTTGAACATCATGGAGTCACTGTGCCACTGAAGAGCCCCGAGATCGTCGCCAAGATGCAGGCGACCAACCTAGAACGCTATGGAGTGTCCAATGTCGTTCAACTGCCCGAGGTTCGAGAGAAGATGAGGATCGCTATTCAAGAAAAATACGGCGTCGATCATTACAATCAACTCCCGGAGATGAAGGAATATCTTCGAGAACATTGCGCTCAATGGCTTAAGGAAAGCTGGGAGAGTGGCGGGCCGATGAAAGGGATCACTAGGCCGAAAGAGTGGAACGCCAAGCAAAGGCTATCTGTGGCAATTCGCATCCATGATGGCACATGGAATGGAGGATTCAAGTCAAACTGTCGAGGGAGATATACCGCTGGGAAATGCCGCAAGACCAACCCACGGTTTTTATCTAGTCTCGAATTACAACTGCATCATTTCTTAAACAACCATCCGCAAGTGGAATGGTACGACTATGAATCATTTTCCATACCGTATAAGAAGACCGACAATAGTGATCATCTATACTTTCCAGACTTCTTAGTCAAGTATTTTGATGACCCTATTCAACACATCATCGAAACCAAAACATGGAAGGCCAAGGATTCAATCGATGTGATGCTTAAGCAAGAAGCAGCCATTGAATATGCCGACGCTCACGGCATGTCCTATACAATCATGTTCGACGAGGATGTGAAGGTGTTGAATCTCAACTTGGAAGAACTCAAAGCACTTCCAAATGTCATACTAGAAGCAAAAAACGAAGAAACATAGAAACGAAGAAGCCCCACAATTTGTGGGGCTTCTTACTTAAGTTATATTCTGACGTTCGTTTGTCCGTCAAATTATGAAGTTGGCGATGCTCATACGAGCGTAGAACTTAGCTCCTTCTCGCAAAAGTTTCTTCCCGTACCTTGTTAAAATTCCCTTACGAGGACAGAAGCTTTCTGGGTCGAGGACCACAGGAGTCTGAGTAAGAGGCACGTAAGGGCAATAAAAATAGCCCGAATCCATATATGAGTCGCCCTTATAACCCAAGAGGATCTGACCTTGTGGGAACAACGGGTCTTTGTACAGTCTCCAACGGTTGTTGATCGTTCCAACGTATTGGATGCCCAACGACGACGTGAAGGTTTCCGAAGGTGCTGGAGCGAAGCCGGCCGTGGCCGTTTCGAACACAGATGCAACTTCAGGAGAAGTCACGAGCCAGTTGCACCCGCCACGGAGGGTCTTACGGTGAACGACGTTCGAAACTTCGACGACCTTAACGTACAGCGACTCGTACTTTTCCTTGATGGTGTCACCAAGGGCGGTGTTGAAGTCCCACACAGCGATAGTACCGGCGTTGTTACGGAGGTCCGTAAGAACTTCACGGTCAATTTCGAGGTTGATTTCCTGTGCCAGAACTGCGGTGAGTTCGGCTTCGGCGTCGAGGTTGTGTTGCGAGCGCAGGTCTTGCTGAGCTTCGTAGCTCCACACGGCCTTCAGCTTACGGGTCTTGGCTGCAATTTCTTCAGACTCGACCACGAGGTTGACCTCGGGAAGATCTTGGTTGCACTCAAGGTTGTACTCGTAGGAGACAACGGCGTAGTTCGAACCCGGATCGGCCGAGTAGGTCAGGGTGATTTCACCCGTGGTTACGTCGAGCGTACCGCTGCTGGCCTTCGGGGAAGGCGTGCCGATGTCGGTGAAGGTGAACGTGCCAGCTTCCGAAACCACGAAGGTCTGGATGGCGGTGCTGCCGTCGTAGACGGTGCCCGTCATGGTGCCGGCGAGGACCGGGGTGTGCTCCAGAGGAGCGAACACGGAGGTCGTGTCGCCGCCAGCGTCAGTCGAGAGGGTCTCGTTCTGGACGAACTGGTGGGTGTAGTAGATGTCAAGGTTTCCGTCACCGGAAGCCAGCTGCTGTAGCGAGGTGGCGTCGTCGGTCGGGTAGCCGCTATTGAGGGCTGCGCCTCTCATAGCTCCCTTGTTGCTGCTGTAGCGGAAACGGAGGTAGTACACCAAACCGGTCGGGCCGAGCAACGGCTGAACGCTAACAATCTTGTTGGCGATCAACTGGGGGTAAATTCTGCGGACCAGCGGGATCGAGATCCTCTTGAACTGGGCGATATCGCCAGTGTCCGTCATGGCCTCATTCATAAGGCGCTGGTTTTCGAGCATCACAGAGGTCGTGGCCCGCTCGTAGCGATCAGTAATGCCATGAAGCATGGACTTACCGTTGCGGAGGGGACGTGACCATCTGGCTTCAATCTGACGTGCTTCGTTCAGAAAACGTGCATTCATATTAGTTATTCCTCTTTCTTAGTTAGAAAGCTTTGTTATTCCTCTTAGGACTGTTCCAGACCAGAGAGGACCAGAAGATCGTTCAACGGGTCATTACCTTCCGTAAGGTGACGGCCGTTGTTCGAGTTGTTAGTCGGTGCAGCGTACTCACTGATGAGTTGCTCATTTACGACTCTTTGTCCACGCCCACTTGCAATTCCACGTCGATTCGCTCGTTCTTTTCTTTCAATCTTGGTAGCTTCGGTGATGATGTTATGAGCCTCATTCACCTGCTCCGAAAGCTTGTTGTTATGCACAGATAGCCTGACGTTCTTAGACTCAAGCAGTCTGACCTGACCACGCAGGGCATCCACTTGCTTCTGCACCTCTTCCAGCTTGGAAGAAGAGATGCCACCAATGCTGTCGGTCGAGATGTAGTCTGACAGGATCTCTGCCATCTTCTCCACTGCGATCCTTTGTTCGAGGACACGTGGGTCGGAGAGCACATGTTGCTTTGCGGTCTCCAAAATCTCTTGCTCTTGGAGGCCCATGAACTGGTCGAGCTTATCGACCATGATGGACTTCATTTCCTTGAGCTTGTTGTCAAATTCGGTGTAGAGTTCGACCTCGATGTTTCCGTTCTTGGCCTTCTCTTTCTGAAGTTCGGAGAACGCTTCATCGAAGCCTTCTTCGAGAGCGGTTTCAAACTCCTGACGCTGTTCGTCGATGCGGTTCATCAGGGAGGAGATGATCTCGTATGCCTGCTTGTAACCAGCTTCGGCGATAACTTCCGACTGCTTCACTTCTTCTGTGAGTTGCTCGTAAGCCTGCTCCAGCTTGGTTTGTGCTTCAGCCTCGACTTCGGCGTAGTGTTCGGACATCATCTCTTCGACGGCCCTTGCAACTTCGCCCACGTACTCGGCAGGAAGAATCTTCTTTAGCGCTTCTGCAATCTTGTTCATTAGCCTAACCTCGACTTATATTTCTGCGTTTGAGACTTCACAAAGCCGCCTAAATAAGCGATCAATGCCTCTTTGTTCAAGTTATGTATGCCCGTGCTTTCATTTTTCACAACGGAATTATTACGGCTTGCGGGTTTTTGCCTAAGATCTGCGAACATGTTGTCGATGTTCACATTCTCCTGCTTCGACACAATCTTCTCTTGGAATGCGGCGAATGTGCTGGGGTCGGCCACTGCATCGAAGGTGATAAGTTTGAAACTTTCGCCAATGACTAAGATACCGTCCTCGTTTACTTTTCCATTTCCTACACCCCTCGAACTGATGCCAACCTGAACACCATCGTTGATCAGAGCCTTGAGGATCTGACCGCTTGGAGTGCTGAGAATGTCGCCCTCGCCCATGAGGACGTTGCCTTCCCACCATAGCTTTGTGACTACGTGGGAAGAGTTACCAAAGTGGATAATACTATCCGTGGGGTGGTCCAATTCGCCGACAAGCCTTCTGTGCTTGATCGCTTCCTGCAACCGTCCGACGTTCTCTGACAGAACGTCGAAGGGGTACATTCTTTTGTTCTTATTTACTGCTTCGGCTTCTTGGAACTTACCTCTGAACTTCACGAGGCCATGCTTAGTAGTAGCACCTTCGTGAAGTTCAAGTGAGAACCCGGAGCCGACACAGCAATCAACAAGTAGTATGTCGTTCATGTGTCTTGCTCCTAGTTAGTTATTTGTCCACAACAAGGTCGGTTTCCTTGCCGTTCTTCATCTTGTGGCCTTTGCCACCGGTGCCACCGACTTCCTTCGGAACGTATGGGTTCTTGAGGTTCGGCCATGTATCACCCGAGGACCACAGTGACCAGTCCTTGTTGTCCTTATCGACGCCCTTTTCGCCCTTCATGGTGTAATCACCGAAAGCCTTGGGGACGTATGGGTTCTTGAGCTTCGGGAAGATCTCGCCCTTGTCGCCTGCCTGACCCCACGAGTCGTTTCTCATGGTCTTGGCGTGCTTGCCGGACTTGTAGTCGTGGCTGTCTTGGCCGATTGCGGGTGCTTCGTCGCCCCAGTCGCCCGAGAAGTCCTTCGACGGGGTGTACCCGTGTCCGGCCTTCTTAGCCATGTCTGGGTGATCGCCGTTGACGGTCATATGAGGAGTGTTGGACACGACCCATTTGCCCATGTCGAGGTTGGTCTCGATGATGTTGGCTAGGAATTCAGCGGACTCTTCTGCGAGTTCGAGATCTGGCTTGGAGTTGCCGTTCAGGGCGTCGGCCAGTTCATTGAGATAAGAAGCACATTCGCTCTTGAGGGCGTTGTCGCCCTGACGGTCGGCCTTCTTGAAGACGGAGCCGAGCGAGTTGTACAGATCAACGAAGACCTGCCGTTCCAACCCGAACTTTTCGTCCAGCGAAGGATAGAAGCTCTCGACCACATACTGGAAGAACCGGTACGGGTGAACTCCTTCTTGCATCTTCGGTGCGGAGGCGAGGTGAAGGATCTGAGCGACCTTCTCCTTGTAAGCTTCGTGTGCCTTAACGAGGATGCCTTCTGCCATGAAGTCACAGGTCTCGTCGCCGAAGCTGCGAATTCCTACGGTTTCGAGGGCTTCGCCGATTACCTGAGCGAGTTCGCTCTGTGTGGCGTACAGGCATTCCGGCCACTTCGCAACAACGTGATCCAGCGCCTCGTCGAGGCCCTGTGCGTCGGAGAAGCGGTTTTGTCTGTTGAGGTTGGCGATTGCCTTGCAGAACTCTTGGCTCTCTGGGAAGAACGGAATCTTCTTGCGGCTTTCTGCAACCTTGCTGTTGAGAGTCCTCCAGTCAAACTTCTGGAGTCTGGACTCGTTGCGTTCACGGATGGTTGGGATTCGCAGGTCGGTGACGTTGCCCTTTTCGTCGGTCTTCGAGACCGATTCTGCGAGGGTCGGTCCGACCTTCATGAATTCGGAGTAATCGAGAACGTTGTTGGCGATGAGGTAAGCTTCGGCAAGTTCCTTGCCGGCCTTCTTTGCCTTGCCGAAGAAATGATTCTTCTTCTCGTCGTGGTTCTTCTTGTCTTTCTTTCCCTTCTTCCAAGGGAAGCCACCTTTTTCGTCCTTATCCTTACCCTTGTCTTTGCCCTTTTCTTTCTTCCAAGGGAATTCGCCTTCGTTCCAACGAACCATGCCAAGATAGTTCGAGAACAGTTCTTCGGCTTTGACGTTATTGCTAACGATAACAGCGTCGATCATCTCGGAGAGAATGGTACGCTGCTTGAGTTTGCGGGAAGATTCGTCGATGACGAGTTCTTCGATGTTGTTGAACGAGATCTGCCCGTTCTTAATTTCATAACCAGCGTGTACGAAGGAATTGTCCAGAGTCTCATATGTGACTGTGGATTCCGTGAAACACCGCATGGTAAGGTGGCTTCTACCGAGTGCCCTCGCCAGAACCGATTCCGCTTCGATCAACTCACGTTCAGCCGTAGTAACTGATTCATTAGTGAGTTTATCGAAGGCATCTTGCTTGATGAGTTTTCGTCTCATTGTATTAACTCCTCGACTTCTAATGGTTGGCTACCAAAGCCTTACCCCAGTTTCTTATGTATTCTGGAGACTGCGAATTTTGGCCAAGCTCTACTAGATACTTGATTCCTATATGGATTAGGTATGCAGGAACGTGTGGATTTTGCTAAGAAAGAGGTTGATATGTCTGCTTGGCGTCAGTTTGTTAAGAAGAGACGGGTATTAGAAGGGTTATCTGACGATGGAGATCCCGTTTCAAAGTTCAAATTCAACTCGTCGGACGATGATTTTGGAGAGGACTACGAAAAGACTCAGACCGAATTGTTCAAAGTAATTCTGAACAAGTATCCCGAAGAGACGCTGGATTTCTTCAACACAATAGCCAATCGTGGAGACGAAGAAGTGGGGGCACTACTCAAGCAGATGGGAAACAATCGGGGGCATCGGCTCCCGCAAGAACCCAAGCATCCGACCGATGGACATGAGGTGGTCCCCTCTTCGGCAGACAGAGGGTTCAACCCGGCTGGAGATGATGGAGAATGAAAAAAGCCCGGCATATGCCGGGCTTTTTTCATTCTGAGCTGTTATTTCGTAGTTGCTTGGTATTGCCTCACGATTCGATTGGGCTTCCACGGCCGCAACATGAAGCATGTACCGATGGAGAAAGCCTCTGCGCCCGCCTGTTCAAAGCATCTCACGTCGATCAAGTGGAAGATGCCCCCGCCGCCGATCACTGGTTTATTGGTGAGGGTCTTGAGTTTGGCCACTGCATCCAGCGCCCTTGCGAATATGAATTCGCCGCTGACCCCTCCCTTCTGACCGTGGCTGTATTTTTGGATCGGCGACTTGTGGCTCCTCGGCATTACGTTGTCCCACGGAATGGAGTTGATGGCGTGATAGGCTTCCACGTATTTCTCTGAAGCCTTGATGAACTCCGGAGTAATTTGATCCTCGGAGAGTTTTAGAACCAGTGGATGCTTAGCGTAGGAGAGTTTCTCAAGCATGACCGGGATGTCGATTGGAACGTGTTTTACGTTGGGGCAAGACAAATTGACCTCGATGTAGGCAAGGTCAGCACGACTTTTCATGAGTTGGTTGGCCAAGAGAGATGCTTCGATGTCGTGTTCGGGGCTGACCGAAGCGGCGATCTTGTAACCTTTTTTCATCGCAGTCGGGTAATGGTGGTTGACCCAATGCTCGACGCCGGGGTTGGTGAGTCCCACGGCGTTGACTGCGCCGGTGCTCCAGCTATTCCGAAGGACACGAACGCACGTCCACGGATGCCAAAGGGACAGGTTGCCTTCCCGTGGAAATACGGTGACTGTCTTGGCGACGACGGTGAATGCTTTGGGGTCGAGAATTCCCAGCCACCTGAGCGGAAATTCCCACCACCATCCCCGCCCGTCGAAGGCGAGAGCCCCGGAACCGTTGCAGAAAGTCAACTCATGGCCATTTGAGAAGCGAATCATTCTATTCTCCTTTGCGATCATTTTAGCGATCACAAGGCCATCCGTCCATCACAACATTTTGTGCTGATACGGATGAGCCTCCCAGCAAGAAGTAACGAGATCCAAATCTTCCTTGGTTCGAATCAAATGACAGGAGATTTGCTTGTTGAACATGCTAGGGATTTGTTTCATCGACTGGCAGAAACGTGAGTCGTGTGTTAGCTTGACGCCGTTGAGTCTTAGCACGTCACCGACTGATGTGTCTTCACAGGTGTTTGCGCTGTCGGGGTCGAGTTTTTCGGCGGCGCACGAAGTAGCTTGTTTGTTAATTCTGTAGCCAGCGCCTCCTTCCGCATAAGGACGGCCGTCTGGCGTCCGGGAAGCGGTGCCGACGTAGGCTTCGTTTCCCGTCCTTTGATAGAGACGATCAACGCACAAGAACGTGTCGTCATCGCACTTGAAAAGATAATCGAAGTCGTAGTTGTTCAGAACGTACTGACAGAGGTGTTTTGTTTTTTCCACCAAGCCGTCGTACTGGTCGTCGCAGGGAAGGTGAACGATGTTGTCTTCGACATGAATTCTGTCAGCACCTCCGACGACAAAGAAGATCTCGATGTCGGGATTGTTATTCCGGTCCATCCAATGGCGGCATAATTGCCGCCGTTCGTGGAATGGGAGGGAGCTTTCAACCCCGACGACGAGAGATCTTCGCTTCATCTTATTTGCCAAATAAGAATTTGGCGATCTCCGACAGGTGTTCTGTGTCGAGGGTCACACCGGCGCTTTGCGGCAGTACGGTATCGACGCCGCATTTGGGGCAGATGGCGGTTTCGCCCCAGTCGGTCCATTCGACAATATCGTTGTTTGAGAAAATTGTCTTGCAGGAAAAGCATCCACAAACCGCAGAGTCCATTATGGACTTGCGGTTCTTCATGGCGTGGATGGCAATATCTCTCAAGGTTTGATCTTTCATTCGTGCTCCGACATATCAACTTCTTCGTCATCCATTTCTTTCTCGAAGTCTTGGATGGCAAGGTCGTATCTTCTAACGTCTTCAGGATCAGGATCGGGCAGGGCCATGCCGCTGTTGGGTTGTGGCGGCTGGCCTTGTGGTCCTGCTTGCTGCATTGGTTGCGGAGCCCCTTGTGCGGCTGGGCCTTGTTGATCGTCGCCACCGTCGCCCATGTACTTTCTCATGCCTTGAACGGGAGGTGCTCCTCCGGGCGGTGCCCCCATAGGCGGCATTCCCGGCGGTGCTCCTGCTGGCCCACCCATTGGCGGTTGTGCTGCGTCTGGTCCGATCATTGGACTTGGACCACCCGGTTCGGTGCCGACTTCGGTTTCGTTCGGGCCGGGCAGACCCACGCCGAGCAGCGTTGGGTTTTGTGCGACGATCTGGAGCTTGAGATCTTCGAGTTTCTGGAGTTTGAGGCGGGAGAGCATCTTCTTAGCCTCGTCTTCGGGGTATTTCATCCACTTGGTCAAGATGTCGTAATCGCTCATCAACTGTGAACCCTTCAAGTTCGAGGCGTTGTTGAGTCGGTTGGTGATGACTTCTGCCCTTGTGAGTTCCCTCCAGTCGGAAGGCGGCGTCATCTTGATCGCAAGATCTTCGTAGGTCTCCTCGGGGTAGCCTAGCAGCCGAAGGTGACGGTCGCAGATTTCCCAAAACGCATCTTCTATGTGGCTTTGGAACCGCTCGATCATGCGGGCAAATTTGATGTCTTGAGCCGACAGAGCGATTCTTGTGCTGGACGTATCCTCGTTGTTGAAGTAGTTCCTCGGGAAGTTCAGGGCCGTGAACAGCTTGTTCCTGAAGTACACCGTGTCGTCAATTTCACCCAAGTTTTGGGCACCCGGCAATGTTTCAATGCGGGTCTGGCTGTTCGGCCTGATCGGCAACCAGTAATCCTCGTCAGCCGCAGGTGCGTGCCACCGTTCTTCCACGCCCGATGCTCCTCCGAGCGGACTGCGTGACGGAACCTTCTTCTTTTTGAATTGGTCCTTCATGCGTTCGACGAACGCTTCTGCCTTGTAAGGGGGCAGCTGCTGCACGTCGATGTAGAAAATCCTACGCTCAGGCGCACGGGTGAGTCTGTAAACGACCATGGCATCTTCCATGAGTCGTAGCTGATGGGCGGGACCACGGGCGGCTTCGATGAGGCTTACGCCGTATGGGTAGAAGGTACGGCGGTCATCGCCGATCTTCATGTGAATGATCTGTTCTGCCGTGAACCGAATGGCCTTAGCTTGCTGTAGGTCTGCGTCGGTCGCCTGCGTCACCTCGACTCGGGCGAGTGATTCGTAGTCCGGGCCTTCCTTGGACTGCTGGAATTCGACGAGCTTGCCCTTGGTCGTTTCGATTCTGAACATGGAGTCGGAGGGCAGTGGTACTAGGTTGAGAATGCCGCCTTTGGGATTCTCAACGTCGATGACCACTTCCCAGAAGAAGTCGCCGTAGATGAACAATTGCTTGGAGACATTCCAAAGTTTCTTCTGGTCAAAGTTGAGCATCTTCCGGTGGAAGAGGAGGTATTCCAGTTCCTCCTTGATGGACTGGCTCTTGACGGTGATTTGAAGTACACGTCCTTCGTCGTCTTTCTGGCAGTTGTGTGCGATGCCCCAATCCGTTGCGAAGTTGCGATGTTTCTCGACTGACAGATCGTACACGTCGATTTCGCCGTGTTGAAAAATTCCGACAACTCTCCTGTGATCGGGTTTCTTGCCGAGCCATTTCATTTCTGCGTTGGAGAAGCCGTTTTTCCTCATACGGCTGATGATGGTTTGGTAGTCGCTATCTGTAAGTTCTTTGACCTTGCGGATGCCGAGTCCTTGGGCGAACATTCGACAACAACGGTTTACGAACTTGAGTTCTTCGTTCTCATGGCCGGTTCGCCATTCTTCTACGAACTGTCTTTCGTGAATCCAGCCCTTATCGTGGGTGAAGATTCTTGGGAACTGGTTGGTTTTCTGTTTGGTGAGGTCTTGGTTGGCTTTGACTCGGTAGAACGGCATGAGTTCGTGGCCGAACTCCAACTTACCAGCTTCTTTCCAGAAACCGTCACGCATCATGATGCGGTGGTCCGGGGTGCAGATGAAGCTGTGACCATCATCGAGCACCACACGGATTGTTTTTGCTGTCTTAGTTTTTCTAGGATCGAACGCCCAACCTATGGTATAGTCGTTTTTCTCTTGATCGAAGCAGTAGACCAAGAAGCGTTCTTTTTGGTTTTCGGCTAGATCCTTGAGGGTTCGGTAGCCGAACGGGGTGGCGACTTTGGTATCTCCGGA